ACTGGTAAAAAAATATCTCTTGTTGTAAGAGATAAAATGCGAATGTTCAACGGGTTTGCTGACTTCTTGTGTATGCAAGAATGCATTGCATCAGTCAGGTTTGAATCTGATGTTACACTTGACGATACATTCTGTACTATGTCACTGGTTGATAAGTTTACCGAACACCCTAACAGACCTTGGGAGACGGTTCGGTTTGAAGAATTCTTTCGACAGCATTACAACATTGACTTCGAAGTTAATGATGATTTTGTCTTATCAGTTGATGATAGTGTTGAGACTATTCCAGGTAGATTCTTAGTTGGTGATAGGATGTCCCATCCAAATATGGACCAGCGAAGAGAGTCTGGAGTATTGGAATACTCAGGTAAGTTTCCGCTTGATAGATGTACGTTTTTAGATTATAATATACCTATGGCTGTCAATGCTGCTTATATTAAGCATACTACTAAACCTATCTTTACTACCTTTACAGGTATCTCGGTTATCGCTGATTTACTAAAGAAAGAGTCTATTGTTCTTTGGGGTAACGATATTAAAGACTGGGATAATAAGCCTATTGAGTATTCCTTTAATAAGCATTTCTATCGTGACCGGAAATGTAAGTTAATGAGTTTGAGTGATTTTGATTTTACACATTATGAGAGACTAACATGAAACTAAGCAACGAGACGTTGTCGCTATTAAAGAACTTTGCATCTATTAATACGAATATTGTATTCAAAGAAGGGGATGCTGTAAGTACTATCTCCAATGCAAAGAATATCTTCGCAAAGGCTAATATCAAGGAAGTTATTCCTAGAGAATTTGCTATTTACGATCTTAACTCTCTCCTATCTATGCTAACGCTGATGGATAATCAGGATATTGAGTTCGGCGATAAGTGTCTCGTTGTTACAAGTGCAGCAGGTAAGTTCGAATATTATTATTCTAATCCTGATATTGTAACTGCTGCACCCTCGGGAGAGATCGAGCATATCGGGGTATACAAGTTTAAGGTAACTGCTGAAGATGTTCAGATGCTAATGAAGGCAGCCGCTATTACTGGTGCACCTACTGTATCAGTTACGAACAAAGATCAATCTGTGACAATGTCGGTGAGCGATCGTAAGAATGATACTGCGAGTAATTTTAAGAAGGTACTCGGTACGTCGTTCGATGACTTTGATGTATTCATTGCAGTTGAGAACCTTAAAGTTATCCCCGATGCATACGAGGTTACAGTTGCAAAGACTCCTAATGGTAAGGCAAAGTTCTTACACTTTAAACACGAATCAAAACAACTCCAATATTGGATTGCATGTGAGCCTGGTTCAGTAGTTTAATTGAGAGGGTTATATTATGAGTGAGCATTTTTTGTGGGTGGAAAAATACCGTCCTAAGACTATTGATGAGTGTATTTTATCTAAAGAGCAGAAAGACTACTTTAAGAATCTAGTTAAGAATGGTGAGATTCAGAATATGCTCTTATGTGGTACTGCAGGTACTGGTAAGACTACTGTTGCAAGAGCATTATGTGAAGAGTTGAATTCTGATTATATTATCATTAACGGTTCTGAAGAGTCCGGTATTGATGTACTGCGTACTAAGATTAAATCTTTTGCTTCGACTGTATCGTTTACGGGTAATACGAAGGTTGTTATTCTTGACGAGGCTGATTACCTAAATCCTAATTCGACTCAGCCTGCTTTACGCGGCTTTATCGAAGAATTTGCTAATAACTGTCGATTTATCTTTACTTGTAACTTTAAGAATCGTATTATTGCGCCCTTGCATTCACGGTGTGCAGTGGTTGAGTTTAAGATTCCTAATAAAGAGAAACCAGCAATTGCAGGTGCATTCTTTAGACGGGTAACTGAAATTTTATCGCTAGAAAGTATCCCGGCAGACGGTAAGGTAGTTGCCAAGGTAGTTGAAAAGCACTTTCCTGACTTCCGTAGAACGTTAAACGAACTGCAGCGTTATGCTCAGTCAGGTTCTATTGATGAAGGTATTCTAGTTAGTATTGGCGAGGCCAATATGAAGGATCTAGTCGAAGCTATTAAAGATAAAGACTGGAAAAAGATGAGATCGTGGGTCGTTAATAATCTCGATAATGATCCTGTATCGTTGTTTAGACGCATTTACGATACCTTGATCCCTATGACTAATCAAGTACCTCAACTGGTACTAACGATTGCCGATTATCAGTACAAGTCTGCTTTTGTATCTGATCAAGAAATTAACCTTGTTGCGTGCCTAACTGAGATTATGGCATCGGTGGAGCTAAAATGAAAAAAGAAATAAGTCAACATATATCAGAGAACCAAGAATGGTGTGCAGTAGTATCCTTAAATAACGATACAGCCCAATATGAAGTTACCTACATTGATCGAGCTAACAGTTCAGTTGTAACGCAATATTTTAATACACTTAACGAAGCAGAAGATGTTGCAGAAGATTGGGCTCTAAATGAATGAATTACTAAAACCGACATTTGATTGGATTAAAAGTGACTACCAAACTGATAGAATACGTTTTTATCTTGAGGTCATTGCTTGGGCTATTTCTATTGGTTGTTCTATCACTATGGCACTCACCGTTCCAACACCACCTCTCCTCGTACTTTACCCAATCTGGATTACTGGTTGTGCTATATACGCTTGGTGCGCTTATAGTAGGAATTCCTTTGGTATGCTCGCTAATTATATTCTTCTTACCGCAATCGACAGCTTCGGATTAGCGAGAATGCTATGGACATAAACGATGTGTTCGGCCAGACTGCAGAACCTGTAAAAGAAGAGGTATATAAAGCGCCATCAATATCACCTTTTGACTTTATCAATGCAATTACGTTCAATAAGACCGAACTAATAGTAGATGATTGGTCAGAAAAGCAGTATGTGTCATACATCGTTAATAAAGGGCTTTCTTATGGAGCAGATACTGTAATACCTGCAAATGAGATGAATTCTCGCCCTCATATCGATAAAAAACTTCAATTTCAATTTTTAATAAATAGTATTAGGCCTCGTAAACGTTTCAACAAATGGATTAAGGCTGAGAAGATTGAATCGATAGAAGTTGTAAAGACATATTATGGCTATAGCACTGAAAAAGCCCGTCAAGCCCTTTCTATCTTAAATCAATCTCAAATAGATTATTTAAAACAAAAATTAGAAAAAGGTGGAGCTGATGTCCAATGAGTTTTTTAGGATTAACATTCCAGGGTACAATCCCCTTGAAGTTACCCTGGTACAACCCGACGATTTTTTAAAAGTAAGAGAGACATTAACTAGAATTGGCGTGGCTTCTAGAAAAGATAAGGTTCTTTTTCAATCCTGTCATATTTTACATAAACAAGGTCGTTATTACATTGTTCACTTTAAAGAGCTGTTTGCCTTAGATGGTAAATCTGCCGACTTAAGTGAAAATGACCTGCAAAGAAGAAATACAATTGCCAAGCTGCTGTTTGATTGGGGTTTGGTACAGATTTTAAATCAAGATAAGTATCTCGATATTGCGCCTCTATCCCAGATTAAAATTATTGCTTTTAAAGATAAAGGTGAATGGGATCTGCAAACAAAGTACAATATTGGTAAAAAAAGAACAGATTTTTACGATTAATCATATAAATAATATTAACACGGCGGGCGCCCAAGCGGGCCCGTTCTTCGATCCCACCTTAGGGCTGTTTGATGCTACGGTATAAGGCGTCCGGGCAATTGCACTGTCACCCGTTAGTTGACCCTGTATTAAGTAAGCAGGGCTAACGCTACGCCTTCGGGGTAGCACATTTATACTCGCTTAATAGGAGAACTATATGTTTTACGCAAACATGGCTATTGATTCCATTCAAGACGCCAAAATTACCTTCCTCAAACAAACCGTGCAGGAAGAGTCCCTTAAAAAACCTTTAGTTGATTTTGTCGAGGCACAACGTGTCTTTACAAAACAAATTGCTAAGTCTGCCAACGATGTTATTACATTGGCTTCTGAGACATTTGCAAATGCAATTTCCGGTACAACAAAAAAGGGAGCTTAATATGACACTAGGTAACATCGCTTTTGGTCCTGCATTCAAGGACATGGATAAATTTCTTGTTGGTTTCGATGACCAGTTTTCGCGCATTGCAAAGATGCACGATGACATGACAAAGAATATTCCTAACTATCCCCCTTACAATATTAAAAAAACAGGTGACAATACTTACGTTGTTGAAGTAGCTGTTGCTGGTTTTTCTAAGCAAGACATTGAGATCGAACTCAACGACGGTAAGATGTTGATTAAGTGTAATGTTCAATCAAACGAACCAGAAGAAAGCTTCTTGTTCAAAGGTATTGCAAACCGCGCGTTCACACGCTCGTTTGCGCTCGATGATCAAATTGAAGTTAAAACTGCTGAGATGTTCAATGGTATGCTTAAAGTATTTTTAGAGCGTATCATACCTGATCATAAAAAGCCGAAGAAGATCGAAGTTAAAGATACTTCTGACGATAAACCTAAAAAAACTAAACCACAACTGCTTACAGAAGATCCACAAGATCGCGACCTGTAAGGGAAGCCCCTTCGGGGGCTTTTTAAATTGTTCACAAGACAAGGAAGCATATGAAAAGACTAATTAAGCATATAATTGATATTCTTGCTGAAGCAAAAGCTGAAATCACTAAATATAGGACATCCAATAAACTACAAGGACGATGAAACTAGTAACACTCGGCACTGTGCGAAAAGGCGACTGGGTAATTAAAGCCAGTTGCCTTGATGAGCAGATATTGATTTTTTTATATAACGAGTGTATAATGGTATCAGGCGTTGCAATATTTTATTGCGAGGAACAAGCATATTATTTTATAGAAGGTTTAGATCATGAGTCGCGAAGCTGGTAAGGGATCCAAAGCGAGACCATTTTCCGTTAAATTAAATGAGTTTGATAGTAACTGGGATAACATCTTTAAAAAGAAGAAACCCGTTAAACTCACTAACCCGTTAAATCATGATATATGGTTGTGTGAAGACTACGGGAATATACGTAACGTCGATGGCGTTGAATATGTTACGGTTTACAAGGAGGAAACTCCTGATAGAACGCACTTAATGCGTAAAGATGCGTTACGAACGTAACAGTTGCAATTTTCTCGGAAGAGCGTATAATATATACATCAACTAAGGAGATGTAAATGAAAAAATTTATTGTTGTTGTACTTGCTGGTCTAGCTTTTAGTAATTCTGCTTTTGCATGGGGTGAGCGTGAACAAGGTGCGCTTGCTGGTATTGCAGGCTTGTGGGCGTTTCAGCAACTGCAAAGAGCTGGTCAACCTCAAGTTATCTATCAGCAAACACCTCCCGTGATTGTACAACAACCACAGGTAATTATACAGCAGCCCCCTATCTATAGTTATCCTATTCGAAACTATTATTCTTGCCTCGTGCAAGTCCAAGACCCGTACACAGGTATTATTAGGAACGAAGTTCGTACCTGCGTACAATAAAGTAAAGTATAATTATGAAGCGTGTGATTTATTTGGATATGGATGGTGTAGTTGCTGACTTCAACAGCTACACCAGCGCCTTACTCGGTCGCGAGATTGGGTGGGAGGGTAGAGATCTTTCAGATGATGAATGGAAGACTATTACCTCAATCGATCACTTCTACCTACAACTACCCCTAATCCCTGAGTCTGTTGAGCTAGTTAATCTAGCAAAACAATTTACTGACCTGGATTTAAAATTCCTTACAGCTATCCCTCGACGTACTACAATGCCATCGGCGCAAGAAGATAAGCGTGAATGGTTAGAGAAGTATTTTCCTGGTATACCTATGGAGATTGGTCCATACAGTAAAGATAAACAGAAGTGGGCTAATACGGGTGATATCTTAGTTGATGATAAACTATCAAACGTATTAGAGTGGATGCAAGCAGGTGGTATTTCTGTTCACCATACCGGTAACTTTGAAAAGACACTTGCAAATTTGCGTAGAGCTGTTACAATGAATCAGCCAGCAATGCTCGGTGAAGTAAGTGTTGTTGCGGATACCAGTAATACAATCTCTCTGGTAGAGAGTTATTAAGTCACGGGCCTCTAGCTCATGTTGGTTAGAGCAGCGGACTCATAATCCGTTGGTGCCGTGTTCGACTCACGGGGGGCCCACCATTTCGGAGTAAATATGGAAAACAAAAAGTATATCTTAGATGTTGTCGATGCAGAGGATGGTTCCGAGGATAAGATGCTTCAGTTTTCTGAAGAGTTTCTCGTTGACCACGACTGGCGTCCAGACGATGTTATTAGTTTTGATGTGCAAGAAGACAAGTCAATTATATTAAAGAATAAAACCTGGGAAGCAAGAAATGAAAGTCTATCTAAGCAAATACCGCTACCATTGGATCAGCCCCTACACAATTCTTGAGAAAGTTTTCTTTTGGCGAGAGATTGATTATGATGAACCA